GTGCCCATTTCAGCACCAGTTTCTGCTTCGGCGAAAGTTTCGTAATTGGTTTCATCGTCTGCTCCTAATGTTTCATAAAGTTTGGATGTTTGGTCGTCTTGCAACTGATTGGATGCGGTCTGTTTGCCACGTTCTCGCAATTCAAAGTATAAGCGGATTGCCTGTAGATTTCCAGCTTTGATCTGTTTGCAGAGCGATTTCCAGACCATTGCAAGTTCTGCGTCCGCATACTGAGCAACCAGCTGATTCACCAGAGCAACAAAGTCCGGATTCCGCAGCCAGCGGTAGAGGGTGCGTGATGTTACACCGGCTTTTTCTGCAATATCCGATTTCGTGCCGGAAAAGTCCGGATTTGCTAACAGTTCTGCTGCAATCGCCATTCGTGCGTCAATTACGGTATTTTCTGAATTTGTGACATTTTGTGACATCCTCCTCCCTCCGTTTTTCAGGTATAAAAAATCCGGACGGGTATCGCACCATCCGGATTTCATTTTTCGATGTTACTATTATAGCACAGGTTGACATTTCAATTCAATTCAATTTTAGCAAATTCAACGCTTTTCTGTGCCAGTTATGAAACGTCCCAACAGAAATATGCATTGTTTCTGCGATTTTCTCCCAGCTAAAGCCCATGATGTACCGATACCGCATCAATACCCGTAAATCCGGCGGCAGTTCGGCGATTCCTTGTTCTACTCGCTGGACATCTTTCATCAGGTTCTCTTTTACTTGTTCATACCGGTTTGACAGTTCTTCCAACCGTTCCACGTACGTCTGTACCGCTGCGGTTGCCTCTCCCTTGCTCTTTGGCTCAAGGTTATAACAAACCGCCTTTGTGCTGCGTGCATCCGCTCGAAGTGTTTGCACCAGCGTTTCGATTTGATGCAGTTCTTTCCATTTTGCGTTGCATTGTTTCAGGTCTTCTTTTGTCATCCTCATTTCTCCTTTGTTTTCAGCTGGATTTTCATGAAGTCAATCTGATAATCCTGCTTGAAATGCTGCATTTGTTCCAGTGCGTCCGGTGCTTTACCAAAGATGGGCGGTATTTCAGCAATGGACTGTAGATTCTCAAATAGTCTGTTCAGCCGTTTCTGTTTCCATCCATAGTGCCATTCCAGCGTCACAAACACCATCGCCATCCCCTGATAAATTGCCATTTTGTGACTGTGTTCAACCTCGTGCTTGTTGTACAGGTTTTTCCGCTGTAAAGCTGGGTTCTTCATTTGGATTCCCTCATCTCTTTGTTTAGGATTTCCGCTGCTTTTTCGGCGTTTTCTCTTGTTTCAAAAGTCACCAAGCTAAGTGCATCGCAAAAAGAACTAGCGGTTATGTTTAAACTGCCTTGCTCGTGGTCAAAATAAACATAAAACTTTAATCTGTCATCTTTCCAATCCGGCACATAATCCGGACAGAGCATATCATGCAGCTGCTCCAGTCGTAACAGCAACCGCATTTTATCTGCGACTTGTTCGGCACGTTCCCTTGTTCGAAAAAAATTTCCGAAGTTTTTTCGTGCGATGTCGGTTCGGTGCTCTGTAAACATTTCACAAATCACTCTGCCAGATTGACTGATATAGAAATATTTCTCCCCAAACTTCCACTCTTCTTGTTTCTTTTGCATCTCTGCTTCTTTCTTCAGCTCTTCCAGCTTCCCAAAAAATTCCGCTTTCAGGGCTTCCATTTTCTTTTCGATGTCGTTCATTTTAATTCCTCCTTTTCCGCCTCCGTGATCTGCACGAACACGCCGGGAACATCCGCCCAGTACTTTTCCACTACTGCACTGTAGATCTGCTTGTCATCGCCCCAGTAGTGCAGTCTGGTCATGATGTCAAACAACGCCTTGCACAGGTTGTCCACATCCGGCTTGTTGGTATAGGGTTCGCCGTCCTGATGTTTGGCTTTGATCGGATAGCACCACTTCACAATGACTCGCACCGCACCATGATACGGCTGTTCAGGAATGTGCTTCATCAGGTGTGCTGCAAGCTTGGCTTCCGCCTCGCCGTTGTTCCGCTTGTAGAAGTGATGCACGCCGTGCTTGTCAACGGTGTGCCCCATCTGCTGATGCGTACTGGTTGGCGGTATCATCGGCATAAAAAAAGTCGTCATATTGTTTCCTCCGTTTCTGGTTTTTCAAGTCTGCGTTTGTCAATGTCAGACGACAAGGGTTACAAGAGTGCCGTGCATTCGCACTCTTGTTCCTTGTTGTCATTGACGGTCATACAGGGGACAAGGACAAATATATATATATATACACTGTTGTCCCTCATTTTGTCCCACCATTCTTTTCCATTTTTGACAGCTGAATGCTGTTATTTTCAATAATCAATTCTTCGCAATCTTTGACACGGCGGCGAACCGTTTTTTCACTAATGCCCAAATATTCCGCCATGTCATCCACCGTCACCGCACCATCCAAATTGCAGGCGTGAAATGCATTCAGTAGAGCCGCTTTCTTATCGGCTTTCTGTGCCGCATAGGTTTCCTTTGTCTTTTTGCCCCGTTTCTGATTTCCACGTTGATACGGATGCATCTCGCTTTCTGACTGCAAATCTTTCAGCACGCCAGTGGTATCTTCCACGTGTACCGGATACCGAAACCACAGATTCTTCGGCTCGAACTTCGGGAACTCTCGCAGCGTACCATCCAGCCGCCATGCCGTCCGCTGTCGTACCGTCCGTTTGATGGTTTCTATCTCGCTGAGAAACGCTTCATAGACGGCTGGCGGCAGATTGTCCTGACACAGCTTCAGGGCTTCTACATGGCTCAGCAGGGCATCCGGCGAGGCATCCGCCAACACTGCCGGAGCGTGCCGCCGCAGCTGCTCCACGCATGCATCACAAATCGCCGTGTTGGTTTCCTGCTTGCGGATGTCCTCGGACAGTTCCAGTTCTGTCAGGTCAAGCAGGGCATCGGGGTCACGGGCAAACACCCCCGAGCCGGATGCTCTATCCATGCTGCGTTTGCCGCCCTGAGCCCCCTTGCTGTGGTGGTGGCAATAAATCACCGCACACCCCAACTGCGTGCACACCTTGTCAAACTGGTTGCAGAAATGTGCCATCTGGTCAGCACTGTTTTCATCGCCCGTGATGACCTTGTAAATCGGGTCGATGATGACAGCAATGTACTGTTTTTTCTTGGCTCGCCGAATCAGTTTCGGGGCAAGCCTGTCCATCGGCTCGGTCACACCACGCAGATTCCAGATGTCAATGCTCTGGAGATTCGCCGCTGGCAGCTCCATTGCCTGATACACATCCCGAAACCGATGCAGGCAGCTGGCTCTGTCCAATTCCAGATTGACATACAGCACACGCCCCTTTGCACATTGCCAGCCCAGCCACTGCCTTCCTTCAGCAATCGCAATGGACATTTCAATGAGGGCGTAGGATTTGCCGGCTTTGGAAGGTCCTGCAATCAGCATTTTGTGTCCCTGCCGCAGCACGTTTTCAATGAGCGGCGGCGATAGTTCCGGCATGTTTTCCCACGCTTCCGCCATGCTTTCAAACTCTGGCAGGTCATCGGTGACACTGTCGATGTAGTCCTTCCACTCTGCCCACGAACCCAGCCCGATGTTGGTTGCAACTAAGAATTGCTTCTTTCCGTTTCGCATCACGCCCGGCATTCTGGATAGACGGGACGGATTCCGGTTCTGACGGTCGACTTTCAGCCCGTTCTTGTCGCAAACGTCATAGAGGAAATCCACTCGCTTCCGGTATTCCTCGTAGTTGGGGGCATCCACTCGTACAATGGCATGTAGGCTCTTGCCGCCGCTGTAAACCAAGCAGGCAATGGGCAGCTGCATTTCATGCAAGATACCGTTCTGCCGTTCGATGTCCAGCACATCGGATTCTACCAACGCAAACCGATATTCCGTGACATTTTCGTTCTTGCCGCCCTTGCCATCCAACGGGTTGAAGCGAATCCATGCCCCGGCTGCTTCCATGTAGTCCCCGAACACTGCCCCGATGTCCTCGCCGCACTGGCTCAGAGCCTCCAGCAGCTGCCCAGCGGTGCGGTCGCAGCAACCGGAGGTTGGCATATACTTGCCGTCTTTGTTCTTCCATGTTTCTGTGACATAGCCCACGAAATCATCTGCTTCAAACAGCGTTTCGATATATTGGGAAAGTTCCTGTGCTGGATTCCATGTTTCCGGCTCTGGAATGGGAATGTCCTGTGCTTCTTTTCGGCTGGTAACCACATAATCTTCCCCAATGGTGTCATCCCAGTTCAAGGCATGAGATTCTTTTTTGGAATACTGGGGGCGGTAGCCGTTTTCCAGTGCCAGATGCACAATCGTTCCGGCAGTGACGGGATGTTCGCAGCCTGCAAAGGTTCGCCATTTCTTTTCGCATTCGCCCTTGTGATAACGTGCAGCATCTCGCTGTGACCAGACGTCCCAAAGCGAACAGTCATAGCCGGCATCTTTCAACGCCATGCCCACGCCGCACCATTCCTGATAGGTTAAGGATGCAGGGTCGATGTAGTCCAGTAGTTCGTCTAAATTGTTATTTCTATCATCCATTTATCCATGCTTCACCCCTCCGGTATATATTCTGATGCGGTAATGCTGTTCGGGACACGCCAGCCATTTGCAGCGATGCGGTTAATCAGATTTTTTGCCGCATCGAATTTCCAGCCGCCGACGTGCTGAAACCCGTACTTTTCCAAGCAGCGAATTTGTTTTGGCGTTGCCAGTCCGCTTTGCTGCCGCTGAGCCACCGCACGCAGAATCTGTTCTGCTTTTCCGGCACTCTCCACAGCATCGGGATTGATACCCCGTTTTTCCAAGGCTTTTTTCTGCTGGTCGGTCGGGGGATTGGATTCCCACCCGAACGCCGGAACATAGCCGGACAAATCCTGCGACTGAATCGACAGTTCATATTGCAACGGGTCGACCAGTTTCGATTTTCGTTTTTTCATCGCTTCCAGCTTTTCGGCAAGTTTCGCTTCTCGGTCTGCGACTACGTCTTCGGATGCCCGATTCTCTGCTGCTTCGATGTCAATCGGGATGCCGACTTGCTCTTCCAGCAGCTGGGTCATCTTCTGCTGCACTTCTTCGTCCTCGCAAATCAGGCACGCCGGACGGCAGAGTTCATGCTTTTCGGTATTCCACAAAAAATCCAACAAGAGTAAGTGGTCTTTGCCCTCTGCCAACCGTGTGCCACGCCCGACCATCTGACAATACAGAGCACGCACTTTGGTTGACCGCAGCACGACCACGCAATCCACATCCGGACAGTCCCAGCCCTCTGTGAGCAGCATGCTGTTGCAAAGCACGTTGTACTTGCCATCCGCAAAGTCTTGCAAGATTTGTTCTCGGTCATCGGATTCGCCGTTGACCTCTGCCGCACGGAATCCATGCTGACAGAGCAAATCACGGAACTTTTGAGAGGTTTTAACCAGCGGCAGGAATACCACCGTTTTGCGGTCGGCACAGTGCTTTGCCATTTCGGCGGCGATTTGTTCCAGATAGGGGTCTAACGCCGTGGCAATCTCTCCGGGCTTGTAATCGCCGGCAGTTGTCCCGACCTGTGTAAAGTCAATCTGAATCGGGACGGTCAATGCCCGAATCGGGGTTAAGTATCCCTCTTGGATTGCCTGCGGCAGGGTGTATTCATACGCCAAGCTATCGAATACCTTGCCCAGATTTTGCTTGTCGCCACGGTCTGGCGTTGCCGTTACGCCCAGCACATGAGCACCGGAGAAGTGATTCAAAATCACCTGATAGCTGTCCGAAATGGCGTGGTGTGCTTCGTCAATGATAATCGTCTGGAAGTAATCGGCAGGGAACTGAGCAAGGCGTTTCTGCCGCATCAGGGTTTGCACGCTGCCCACAGTGACCCGATACCATTGCCCCAGACAGGTTTGTTCTGCCTTTTCTACGGCACATTTCAAGCCGCTGGTGCGTTCCAGCTTGTCCGCTGCCTGTTGCAGCAACTCGCCCCGATGTGCCAATATCAACACCCGATTGCCGCTGCGAACTTCGTCTTCGGTGATTTTTGCAAAGACGATGGTTTTGCCGCAGCCGGTGGGCAGAACCAGCAGCGTGCGGTTTCTGCCCTCGTCCCACTCCCGATGCACGGCGGTGCGTGCCGCCTGCTGATAGGGTCGCATTTGCATCTTGTATCACTCCTTAAAACTGACCTTTGTTCCAGCCGCCCTGCGGTGACTGCCACGGCTGCGTGTTGTTCGGCTGCGGTGCGGTGTAGGTCTGCTGTGGGGCACTCTGAGCAAGCTGCGGCTGGTCATAGGAGGGATACCACTTTTCAATCTGGTTTGCCTGTCCAACGCCGCCATCTTTTTTGTCATAATTGCGGATTTTCACGTGACAAATGCCGCTTTTTCCGTTGACTTCCTGCCAGTTCATCCGTGCAGCCTGTCCCTTTTGCTTCATGCCGATGCTGGCGAAAAATTCCGACAGCTTCCATTCCATCTTTGTGTGCAGGAACAAGTTTTCCTGCAAGAGCACGCTGCTGCCGTCCGGGCTGAATACCCGAAAGTGGAGAATTGCCTTGTTGCAAGGCGGAATTTTGTCAGAGCCGTTGTGTCTGGCACGGTCGAACTTCTCCACGGTGAAGCGATAATCGCCCTCCGGCAGCAAAATGAAGCTGCTTTCCTGCTGGATTTCATCCTCCCAGCCCAATTCGTGACCCTGTGCAGTTGTGTTATAGTTTTCCATGAAAAATACCTACCTTTCTAAATTTACCTTGATTGGTTTTGTTTGCTTGCATTAAAACGGGACGTTTCGGTTCTGCTGAATCATATCGAAGATGTTTTTCCACCACGGGATGCACCAGCCCTCTACGAAATCCTGCGGATACTGATTGACGGGCATATCTGCCGGAAAATAGCCCTTTTCCCCAACAACCTGTTGCAGTTCTTCGGGGGAAACGTGATTTGCTTCCATCAGCTGTGCAAGCTGCGGAAAGATGCCGTCCAACGAATCCGGCGTTGTAACAATCGGCGTTGCAGTTGCAAAATCCTGTTCGGTCGGCAGTCCGGCAGCCTGTGCCTGTTCCACAAGCTGTTGTGCTTTGGATACCGGTGCAGGGGCAGGGGGAGTAGCAAAGAGGGAAGCAATCGAAGCGTATTCCAGCGGCAGCATTTCGGGCAGCCCGAACCGATTCTTTGCATCCCACCATGCGGACTTTGTGGTATACATGACCCGATTGCAGGCGGTTGCCTTGTGTTTTTTTCCCTTGTCATCGGTTGCAATTACATGCGTCTGGAACGCCAGAAACAGGGTGATGTCCGACCACTCTTTTAATAGTGGTGCAATCTTGTTGGTCGTTTTGTTTCCCAGTTTCAATTCCCAGTGGTCATATTCTGCATCAACTTCCGGCAGAGAGGCTTTTCGGGTGATTGCATGGCAGAGCAAAGCGACATGGATGCCTGCCTGAATGAGTCGTTCGGTGCTGTCCAAAAACCGCCCGATTTCTTCGGCTTCATACTCCCAGCCCTTGCCGTAGCCGAAGCCCTCGATGCCGTTCACGTTATGTTTGCTGCACAGCTGTGCAATGGCAAGGCGTTCCGCCCAGTCGAATGTATCAATGATGACCGTCTGATACTGCCGCTGCACATGAGATTCCAGCACGAATTTCAATTCCTGCTGCAACATCTCCCAGCTGGTGGGCTTCGGCAGCCGCCGAACGTCCATTTTGGAGGTGCTGCCCTCGCAGTCAATAAAGACCGCTCCCGGCAGCTGTGCCGCCAGGGAAGTCTTGCCAACGCCTTCCTGTCCGTAGATGACCAGCTTTATGCCGGAGCCGGTCTGAATGCCGTTTGTTTCTTCAAAATTCATTTAAAATGCTCCTTTCGTCCATGTCTTCTGCATGGTTGGCGGTTTCGGCTGCTGTTCCTGATTGTTTACAGAATAGCCATCCTCAATAATGATGCTGCATTCCTCACCGGTAGAAACGCGTGTGGCGATTGCCTGCAAGCCCTCTTGCTCCAGCCATTGCCCGAATGCCTGTAACGTGCTGCTATCCATCTGTTCCAGCTTGTCCAGCAGCACAAAACCGCAGTCTGGATTCAGCTTGCGAACAATGGCAGTTGCCACACGCAATTGTTCCGAACCGCTCATGCTGTCCCATTGTTTGCCGTGATACTGTAACGCACCGTTTTCCACCGTCAGCCCTTCTAACGGCAGGTCAGCGGATTGCAGCAAGTCTTGCTTTTCTTGCCGGAGTGCGGAAATCTGTTCGGTCAATGCTTCGTAATCCTGCCGATAGGTCTTGGCTTCTTCTTCGGCGTGTTCCTTGTTCAGATTGTCCCGAATTTTCATGTTGATGGCATCTATTTCCGCAATGCTCTTTTCCAGTTCAGCGGTAGATTCGTCCTGCAAATCCTGTGCGGACATCTGTGCAATCCTTGCATTCTGTTCTGCCTGTTCCAGTCGTTTTTTGGCTGCGTCATAGGCTGCCTGTGCAGCAGTGAGTTCCTGTGCATACTGAACGGCATGCTCTCGCTTTCGCTGATTTTCGCCGTTTCGTGCCAGTATCGCTTGCTGTTTTGCAAGGAGTTCTGAGGCAGAAACAGGCGTATTGGGGACATTCTCCCAGCATTGCAACTCTGAAGCATATTTCTGCTTCTGGTCTGCGATTCTGCCGATGGCGGTTCTCTGGTTGTACAGGCGGCTTTCTTCTGCTTCCAGCTGTGCGAGTTGGTCGCCAATGCCAATGATTTGCAGCAGAATTGCCGCCTTTTCCTTGTCGGATGCATGCATAAACTTTGGCAAGTCCAGTGCTAACGCAGACAGGAACGAGTTTAGCAGCTGCTGTCCTGCCTTGTTCCCGTGTGGGTCGATGACTTTCAGGCTGCTGTTCTTGCCCTTTCGCTCCACAATCAGCCCGTTAGACAACTCTACATGCAAGATGGGGTCAGTGTATGCTCCATCCCTTGCCGCAGCAGTAGGCTTGTACTTGTCGCCGCCCAGTGCCCATGCAATCGCATCCAGTACGGAGGTTTTGCCCTGGTTGTTGTTGCCGCCGATGATGGTCAAACCGTTTGCAGACGGTTCCAGCTTCACCGCCTTGATTCGCTTAACATTTTCGATTTCCAGACTGTTGATTTTCACGCTCATTTTTCGTCCTCCCGATGTAGTTGTTCGTCTTCCCACTGGCTGTTATGTCGCCGCCATGCAACCCAGACCCAGAAGAGTGCCATTGCAATGCCGCCTAAAATCATTGTTTGCATGTTCTTTTGCCTCCTCTTTTATCCTTTTTCCTGCAGTGTTCGCAGGTTAAAAGCTGCTTGTCCTCTCGCTTCCTGCCGCATCGGGTGCAAAGCCCAGCGGCTTGCCATGCCTCTCTGACTGCTTTTTTCTTCGCCGACCGTTCTGCTTTCTGCTCGGACGTTAATGCAGCGTACCGAAAACGGTTGCTTGCATTCATCGCTTCACGGCATGCTTGGCAAGTAACAAGCCCGTCTACTGCTGGGGCGTTGTTGCATCGCACACAAATGTGGTGGGCTTTATACCAGTTGTAGCTTTCCAGCGTTTCCTGATTCTTCTTCAGCCGCCGTTCTTCTGGGGTCATCATTTTATCACCTCAATTTTTGGGCTGTAAACCTCGTCTCTGCAGCAGCTCAATGCAGCCAGGAACGTGGCTTTTTTGATGTCATCATCCAGCGTTTCCGTGATGCTGATAAACGCCGCCAGCAACATCTTAGCCGCATCTGCTCTGTTGAGCCCCATTGAATGAATGCGAACATCACGTTGATTCCAGTCTCCCTTTACAACGATTTTTCCCATCTTTTTGCTTCTCCTTTCTGTTCTTATTTCTGCAGACCGGGCACACATACCACCCGACAAACTGCCAGGATACGTTCCAATCCAGCCCGCACTGCTCACAGTACATGTATTTGAACCCGTTCCGATATTCAACTTTCCGGCTCATGCTCTGCCATCCGTTCTGGATGTTCTACGAACTCCGGATTCCGTTTGTAGAACTCCACAATCATCATCGTCAACGCTTCATAGACCGAACGGTCTGCCTGCTCCGTTGCAGGCACAACGCTTGCTTTCATCGGCTTTTCCATGCCATTTCCTCCTTACTTGTTCGCTGTTTCCAGCCGCTTGAATGTTGCACCAGCCATAAACGCCAGCATCAGATTGTAGTCTTCTTCGTTCATCAAAGACAAGCAATAAGCAATCAGTTCCAGTTCTTTCATAAAATCACATCCTTTCTAACAGGTTTGGTTTCCTGCTTCGGGAAATCTGACAGTAGCAAACCAATGTGATCAGCACAGTGCTGCTTGCCATCCAGCCCCAGATACAAAGGCACATCGCTGATGTGACAGTTCACACAACAGGGCTTTTGTTCGTCTTGATTCATGTTCTGTTCCTCCTGAAATTTTGTGGATGCTGCGGAATTGCACCGCACAGCAAAGCTGCTGGTCACTCTGACCCATCCCATGCAGCGGTGATTCGCTCACCGCAAAGCGTGTTAGTATAAAGCCAGCTTTACACTTCAAAGTGGATTTTAGCGGCATCTACAAGTGCGAGATATTCTCTTGCAAATTTGTTGTCTCCATGTGTTTCTTTTACCTTGTTCTCGAATTCTTCCAATGTACCACCAAAACATCCACAAGATACAGCAATATCCCCGTTTTTTGTTCTAAACATTGTTGTGCTGCGATTGCGAGAACCAAATCCTTTTAAGCAGATATAGTCAGCATCGCCAGACACCTGAGCATCGCCAGACACCTGAGCATCGCCAGACACTTGAGCATCGCCAAATACCCAAGCATCGTCATATACCCGAGCATCGTCAGACACCTGAGCATCGTCATATACCCAAGCATTACCATACACCCGAGCATCGTCATATACCCGAGCATCGTCATACACCCGAGCATTGCCAGACACCTGAGCATCGCCATATACCCAAGCATTGCCAAATACCCGAGCATCGTCATACACCCGAGCATTGCCAGACACCCAAGCATTGCCAAATACCCAAGCAGTGTCAACCTGTGACAGGTTTTCTTCTTTTTCTACGTATCCGCCAAGTTTTCCAGCCTTAACAGCTCCGAAGTTAATCAAAGATTTTATCCGGTACAGCTTTACTCCGTTCACATCAATGCTTTCGGTCGTCAATTCAAATTTTTTCATTTTCAAATGTTCCATTCAAAAATATTTTTTTACCCTTACGGGCAGTGGGTCGGGGTACGCTCCCGACGGGCGTTGTTAGTATCAGGCAAAGAATGAGGTATTGCCAATGACTGCGATGCTGCCACATCGCCCCCGTGTTGCCGATAGGTCAGCAGGGTCTTATTTGTTGTCCATCTCTTTGATTTTTATCGCTGTGAAAAATTCAGCGTGTATCTGTCTGATATTGATGTTCTCTTGCCCAAGAATTTTTTCGATTTTTTCTTTAAATTCTCTGCGTTCATCTACACATCGTTGAACTTCAACTTCATATTCTTCATGGTTGTCGAATGAAAAATCAAAACACGGAATCTCACTTGTTATCCAATTCCGCAAAGCTTCTCCACTTACGTGAATGTTCCATATTGTAACAAGGAAATTCTTGTTTTTAGCCGAATAATCGTCTACAAATTCGGACTTTGAAATGATTTCAATTTCAAAACGTTCATTTGAAAGTTTCATTTTTGTTCCCTTTCTCCCCGTATTGCCGATAGGTCAGCAGAAATACCATATCTATTCAAAATTATTTTTAAATAAAGCGAGTGAGAAAAATTATGATTTTTAGTGAAATATTTCCAATTATTAAATGAAATATTTCACATAATTCATGCCATAACCGATGTAATTCTTTCATGTCTTTTCTACCTTCATTCATGCCGGAACAGCTCGTTGACTGTCATATCCGAAAAGAATGTTTCCTGAATATGGATTGCTTCATCCAGTGAAAAACGCAATTCTCCATTCACCTTTTTGCACAGTGTATTATACTTCAATTTGATACAATCTTTTAAATTCAGTCTTGTAACGTGCCGTAAAATCATTTCAGCTTCCAGCCTTGGATAATATGCACTGCCGTCTATTTTCACGTTTATCACCTCTTTTTCTATATTTTGTGATTCCGGTTGACATCTTATAGAAGATATGGTATAATGAAAATTATGGAAGGGAGGTTAATAAAAATGGAATTTTTAAAAAATGTTGTAGATTACTTTGATAAGCATCCGGGATATGAATTGCTGATGTCTTTTGTTGCACTTGTCTTTTCAACTATCCCTTATATATGGGGAGCATTTAAAAAACGATTTCATTTAAAAGCGACACCGATTGCTTTTAAGATTTTTTCTTTTAATGAAGACCAAGACAAAAATTTAGCAATACAAATTGCAGTTACAAATCTTTCTGAAACACCTTGCACAATTACACAAGCCTTTTTAATTGTGGGCGATGAGGAAAAATATGTTTCTTCTGTATCTGAAAACATATTTTGCGTCAAAGCAAGAGGAAAACAAACTGCGGAATATTATTCTTTAGATTTGCCACAGAATCTTCCTCCACATCAAGGAATAAGCGGATGTTTCATTATACCGGATTTCAAAATAAACACTTGCGATTTAAAAAAAGCAAAATGCACATTGAAGTTAATATGTGGAAACAAAGCAAAAATGGTTCCAGTTGATTTTGAGGATCTTTATAATCCGCTGTTCTTATAGAACTGTCCCATCAATCACGGAACATATTGATGATATTGATAATAGAAAAAATTATCGCAATCAAAGCAATCAATCCTGCCATATTCTCACCCCCTTTCTGCTTTAATTTCAGCCCGGCTTTCAGTTTTCTCCTGCGGTTTACTTCCCGTTTAAGTTTTCTGCTGGTCTTGCCGATTTGGTTTACAGCCAATTTCGTTTCTTTTGTTTTGGCTTCACGCCACAACCCCCGTAGCCTTTTCTTCCAGCTTCATCTTGTACCACTCCAGATACCGTTTCCGCTGTTCGAAGTCTGGCACAGACACCAGCAGCCCGACATCCACCTTTTGCAAGGTTTCCATCATCTGAATTTGGGTATCTGACAAATATGGTCGAATGCTCTTTCCTTTTTCAATGCCGTTTGCCTGCCGGAACTGTTTCGCTGACATTCCGGTTACAATTCGGTTTATCATATCACACTCATTGCTGAAATGATACGGTTTCGGATGGTCGTGCAGCAGCTTGATGTTTTCCGTCAGTAGTGGAAATTCCTTTCTGGTCAGAACCAGCGTCCGGATGAATCGTTCCATTTCGTTGAAGCGGCGGATGTAGAGTTCTTTGAACTTCGCTGCCTTTTTGCCACGATAGCCCATCGCCAAAAACACGAAACCGTCACGGGTCATATAATAGCAGGGCTGTTTCTTCCCACGGTCATCCTTGTAAGTTGACTCCGCAAAATTGCGGAGCGAAAATTCTTCTGAACAGTCCAAATTGCGAATGGACTTCAAAACATCATCATGCCGCTTTTCAAAGAATTTTGCTACATAGCGGCTGTCTACCAGTGCAACATCATGACTGTCGGCAAATACACCGTAGTCATCCTTCGGGATAATTTCTTTCATTTTCATCTTCTCCTTTCTTTTCTACGCCAAGGATTTCATCAGCGGAGCAACCCGTACATTCTGCCATCGCCTTTACAATTTTCGCCGATGGTGGACGATATCCCCGTTCGATGTCGCTGATGGTCTGCTTTGTACAGCCAATCAGCTTTGCAAGTTCTGTTTGCGTTAGATTCTTTGCAGTTCTTGCAAGTTTGAAACTTTCGGATAAAACCAAAATTATCACCTTCTTTTCTTGCATAATATTGTTGACTTTTTTATCTGAACATGTTACAATTAAGCTGTAAAGCATGACTGTTTTCAAAAATAGCAATCAGAAACGCCAATCGCCATTGTACCAAGTCGATTTGTACCCGTTGTCTGTTCTGCCTGCTGCTCTGCTTGTCAGCCGTGCTTGTCTTAACTGTGATTTTATTATACAACGGAATTTCGTTGATGTCAATATAAAACAACTATTTTTCGTTGATTTCGTAACACTGCACAAAGTGAGAGGTGTATATTTATGTACAATGCACAATGTACAAAAGACCGCATAAAAAATATCTGCAAAGTAAAAAAAGTTAATATGGAACAAATGCTGGTAGATTGTTCTTTAGGAGTAAACGCAATTCGGCAAATAAATGACACTAAGGGAATGGCTTCCTTTAGTCTTGCTAAAATTGCTGATTACCTTGATTGTTCCGTTGATTATCTGCTTGGAAGGACGGATAGTCCAACAGTTAGCGGAAATTACATAAACGGTGACAACAATGTGCAAGCAATTCGAACCGGAAACGGAGATATGACCATTCATGCTGAAAAACAATTAAGCAAAGGAATCGACCCAACAACGGAAGAATTTATCAAAATTTTCTGTAACCTGGACTTTGATGATAAATTTGAAGTGATGCAGTTGTTAATGCAGAAAAGAGGAGAAAAGAAATGACTGTTTTCTTTATAGTTGTTTTTGTACTGGCTTTCATCACAGGCATATTGAAATATTTTGTAGAAGATTCAAATAAAAAGAAGCCTGTCATAACTACATCAAATCCTAAAAGAAGTTCTAAAAGTAAAAAATCTGATGATGAGTTTGAAACAGATTTGGTTGAAATGAGTGAACACAGTCCAACTTGTGCTGAATGTGCAAAATACCAGGGTCGTGTATATTCAGTAAGTGGAAAAAATAAAAAATTTCCAAAGCTTCCAGACAAAATTGCAAAGAATGGATGTGTACATGAAGGATGCCGTCATAGACTTTATCCATATTTTGATGGCTATTCTACGCCAACTTATCATGAAAATATAGTTGAATATAGCAACTCGCCTTTTGTAGATAATAGATCACCAGAAGAAATTGCAGAATATGAAAAAAACATAAAAGAAACAGCGGATAAAAAGAGAGATTCCAAGGAATATGAACTCATAAAACAAAAACTTCCGGATTGTGCACCAAAATCATTGAGTGGGTATCGCCGAATGAAAAACTCAAAATCTAAAAATTATCAGCTTTTAAAAGAAAAATGTGCTGATTGCGGAATAATCTTAAATGAAGAATAAAAAATCCCATCGAAGCGGTTGATGTACCTGCTCCGGTGGGATTTTTTCTTGCTTTTCATGTGAATGTATGGTACAATAAATAAAAAATCCGCCTTGCATTTTTTGCAGGGCGGTACAATTAAGGAGCGATTCATGAAAAGAGCAGTGTTTTATGGTCGTTATTCCAGCGACCGACAAACAGAACAGAGCATTGAGGGGCAGCGGCGTGTCTGCGAAGAGTTTGCAAAGGCAGAGCAAATTCAAATCGTGGGCGAATACATCGACCGGGCAACCTCCGGCACTTCTACAGAACATCGAGAG